TCTTGAGTGGGAGCAATAGGTTCCGGAAGGATAGGAGGAGGTCCTTGAGGTTCAGGAAGGATAGGACTAGGAACTGGTGCTTGTTGTTGCTGTGCTTGTGTGGCCTGATTCATAGCAATAAGTTTAGCTACTTCTGGGGGTAACTGGTTAGGATCCATTGGATCAGCTTGCGGCATTGGCTGATCTAAAGATCCAACAAAAGGTATAACACCAAGAGCTTGTGCTTGTGCTGCCTGATTTCTAGCAACAATATCAGTACGGCCCGTAAACCTTGCCTCTCGATCTTTCTGCACGGCACGAGTTTTATCTTGAAGAGATAAGAACCTATTCTCTGCGGTCTGTTGTGCCTTAACGGCTTGTTCCTGTTCTTGGTCACTTCTTTCTTGTCTTGCTAGTATTTGCTGAAGGGCCTGTTGAGACTGTTGTCTAGCTAGTGCTTCTCCGGCAAAAAAATCACCTGGAAACGGAGCTGTTGCCGAACCTGGAAGCGGAGCGGGAGGAAGACCACCCCCGGCCTGTGCCTGTCGGTGATACCCAGAAAAGGAATTTATTAGACTTCGTATTTTTTCACCAAAAGGCGTGAACCAATTCTCTTCCGTAAGAAGACTCTTCAACCTTTCTATTTTTTGGCCGGGGTCAGCTTCAGCCTCAACGGGTAAAGCCGACAACGGAGAAGGTTGAAGTATGTTTCTACCAATTTGTTGATAAGGGTTAGCCATTAACCGGTCATCCAGCCTTTAGCTGTGTCCCACAGGTTGCCCCATCCTTGTGCGGGACTCTGAGCTCCAGTACCGCTCGGTGTAGCAAAGAAATTACCGATACCGCTGGCAATACTCGCAATGTTCCCAAGGCCAGTCATGGGTGTATAACCACCGGGGCCACCAAAAACGTCTGTAGCTTCTGTAACCGTTTTTCCATAAGGTAAGTTAGCCAAGGCACCTTGTCTAACGTCAGCCATTTGGAAAGGCCAGTTAATCTCTGCTTTTTCTGTTCGAAGCAAGTCAGAAAGCTGAGCTTGATTTTGTGCTTGTTGAGCACCACCATAAGTAAAGCCAGCGCCAAGTTCTCTTCCTGTAAGGGCGGCTAAATTAGTAGCTCCCCCTAGAGCACTTTCTGCTGCTACACCTCGTGCAGCTAAATCCTTAAAATAATTAGGTACAGCTCTATCAAAGGCTTGTCGTTGTAAGTCAGCTTTTTGTCGTATTACAGAATCTGCTATTTGACCTTCCACAATACCACGGCGATTACCCCCAAAGGCACTATAACCTTGTGACCCCATAGCTCTAGCATCTGCTGCTATTTGGGCTTGTTGAGCAGCCCTATCAATTTCTCCACCCAGCGCATCAAGATATGGATTCATAAATGGAGTCAGCGCTCCAGGGTCAGTTATTCGTTGGCCCGCTAACCCTGTTAGATTTTGTAAAGCACCCGAAGCTGCAATACCGGCTTCTGTTCCACCGGGAGCACCGTAATATTCCTCAGCTCTACCTAAAGCGCCCACTTGTCCTGGAGTAAAAGGAGACACACCCGAAACAGAAGGTGGACGATAAGCCTGTTGTGAAAGTTGATCTACGAGTTGAATCTGTTCTCTAGCAAACTCGTCCAAATAGTCAGGTACCGTTGTTCCTGAAGTTCGGACTGTCGTCTGCGCCTCTTGGCTACGGTCTGGCTCTTTGAACCCCGTAAACTCTAATAAGCTATCTATCCAACTCATCTCATTTATCCTTTAGATTAATAGAGCGTACCAGAAATATCTATCTGATTTGGTGTTGGAGTTCCCTGCATAATCTTCCATAAATCTTCAAATTCTTTCGGTCCTTGGTCTATCCTAAGAGGTGCGGCACGAGCTGGCGCAATGAGCTGTAAAGGTGTAGTTGCGGCGGGTTGCTGTATGGGTGCAACGGGTTGCTGTGAAGCAACGGCACCCGCACGTGGATCAGGTCTAAATAGGTTTTGTATTGGACCTTTTACATATTGCTGAAAAACCTTTTTAGCATAGCCTTCCGGGTCTAAATGTATGTTTGAACTGGTATATACATCTCGAGGAACATTAAAAGAAGTATCTCTAGGTGATGTATCCCAACCAGCTAGTTTAGATAATGTTTGATTATCATCAAAGAAGGTATTATAAGCGTCTAACGCTCCTGTAGCAGCTCTGGCTATTGGTGCAAATCGTGAATACGGTCCAATCAAACTTAATGCACCGCCTACTGGATCACCCTTTGCTATGCCTGTACCTAGTCCATAGAGTGCGCCAAGTGCGGGATTTATAGCATAAGCAAGAGTACTTAGAACGGGCGCGTCGAAAGGGTCAAATTCTGTACCTTCATAAAAACCTTCATTAGGATCAAATTCTACAGGCGATTGAAAACCAAACAATCCAGCGATATCAGACCCTATGTCTTGACTGCCCTTATAAGCATCAATATAAGATTGTGCTAACGCATTTTGAGATAATGTAGAAGGAGCCAAATTGGTCGTTAATAAAGCCGGATCATGGCGACCTGTTCGAAACCCTGTTTTAAGGAGTTCCCTAATATCTTCACTTTGTTTTAGAGAAGGATCATCTAAAGAATGTACGCCATAACCAAACCGAGGCGCAAAACCCATTTCCTCTGGAGTTAGCCCACTCTTTTCTTGACCCGGTATTCCTATAATTCCACGAGCTATCATATCGGCATACGGGTCAGTTCTAACCATAGTTGCTGCGGCTTGACCCATATGCTGTTCAACTTGATCTTCAGTCATTTCCCCAGCATCAACTAAACCACTAAAGTCTTCCGGTGTGGGAAGAGAATCATCTTGTGGGTCGTCTTGACCATATTCCCCGCCACCGCCACCATCGTCACCATCACCGCCAAAGCAATAGTGCTTTAATTGATACTGGTCAAAACCATATGCTTCCAAAGGATTTGGATTAAACCAGCCGTCAGACCACATGCCTCTAGGGTTATACATGGACTATTTTAATCCCTAATTTATTAGGATTTTTTGCCCTGTGCCAATAAGCACGGTCAATGATGGGTTCAAACTTTTCCCTTAGGTAACGGATGATTTTTCTAGGGCTATAATCCATAGCTATTACATCTATGACCCAAAATTGGTCGCCGACATTCCAATCCGATGCCTGTAGTCGTCGCTGGCGTGTCACATACCCGAATGCCGTAGTGTTGGTAAGCCATGCCCACGAGACGAACCCTGCTGGCTTATTCTGAACCTTGAACAATTCAAACTGATTTAATTGTAGTGGCGGTACAACCAATCGCTTTAAATCAGTCACCGTATAACCTTTATGCGTGGGAGAATTTGCCATAAGGTCCACAACATCACAAAAGTCTTGTTGACTATAGGTTGGCTCGTTCAAATAACTTACAGCATTTAGCATAAGAGGTAAATCTGCTTATCTTCCTAAGAGACCACGGTCTTTCATTTGTGTAATCAATGTACCTAAAACATCAGCCACTTCAGCAAGGGTTGTAGAATCTGCATCAAGTACGGTATCGGCTGTTACATTGCTTACTTGCCAGCCTTCTCCAATAGCCCGTGATAAAAGCTGGTGAATTAAATCCAGACGATCAATAAGCTGTATCATATAATCAGGTTCATAGGTTTCAGGCGGTGTTGGTAACGGACCAATTGTACCAATAGTTGTATCTATAGTCATCGTTTACCATCCGCCGTGAATTGGAACCGAGTATGCCCAAATCGCCAATATGTTTGTCCTGTAGAACTTACCTTTAAACGAAGCTGTCGGCCCTTTGCCCGTAGGCTAAGTTTTTCCGTCGTTGAGAATAAATCATACGGACCTTTTGTAACTTCAGTTGAATTGGGGTACTTACGAGTATACAGTGTAATTTGCGGTGTGCCAGATACATCCGGAATAACTTTATCTACCAACAGCATGGCATCACCGGCTTCACCTAATTCTAAAGCGCCACACTCAACATAACTGGTTATATCAGAACCGTTGTCGCTTCTACCGTTTTCTTGATAATAGACATTGCCGCTAGAATCAGTAGTAGTTGGGAATAACAGCCAGTCTTCATCATCAATCCAAACATTTCGATCTAAGCTGCCGACAAACCATTCATTTGTCGTATAATTAAGAGCCACATAACGATCAGGACTCGTAGCTTCAGAGCTAGGGTAAAACCACCAGATTTCTGTAAACTTACGATTCGTCCCACCAAAGGAAATATTTTGGAAATCATCATTTAAATCGTCAAAAACGAAATCACGAACAGGACAAGGAATCGGTTGAACTCTTCCAGAATAAATATAAAAATGTCCACAGCCCATCCAATACACAGCACCATTAATTTCTACTGCCGCGTTTTGTCCTACGGGCGCACAAGAAGTTGCTATAGCTCTAAATCCAAAGGTATACGGAGGACCTTGAAAAACCATACCGAACAGAGCTTCATCAGTAAAAATTAAAATCTGATCTCTTGTCTGTTGAATAGCTATAACTCTATGTCCTACTTCCAACCGCTGTGACCCAGCCGTATTGGTAGCCGAAGCCGACCATGTAGTATTAGCCTCTTGGCTTGACCACTTTACTAAAAGTGGATCATCATCAGCACCAAAACAGATAACATGCCTATCTGGAACAGAAACCAGACTCAATAAAGCGTTAGTAGGCGCATTACTAAGTGCAATAGCTCTTGTATCTGTACCGTTTGTTGCATCCCATATATAGGTACCGCCATCACGACGAGTAGCTATTAAATCTTCGCCCCATAAAGTAAATGACCACAACGAGGGTTCTAATACAACCGTAGAAGAAGAAACAGCCGCCGCAGAACCCCAACCAAATATTAAGGTCGCCTTGCCAGCAGAACCATAGGAAGTGAAACTAGACGTATTGGTACCAGACAATTCAAACGTGTTAGTCGTTACATTTGCTGTGGTGTAATAATTACCATTAACCTCAACCATTCCAACCACTTCGGTTAATTTTACTAAATCACCGTTACTAAATCCATGTGCGGTAGCGGTAACAACTCCTGGATTAGCTTGTGTAAGACCACTTACAGTTTTTTGCGTGATAGGTGAACCTTCACGATAACTGCCCCATGTATCTATACCCCAACCAAGGCCTCTTGCTCCAGGTTCAGCACCATTAGAAATCAAATAAGTAGCGGTTACACTACTACCTCCAGTAGCAGTGCTAGAAGCATTACTAGAAAATGTGATGGTATAGGTATTTTCATCTACAAAAGTTAAAACAAATTCACCTGTAATTGTTATTCCACCTACAGCACTTGACCCAGTAAATACAACATAGTCTCCATCATTTGCACCATGAGCAACATCTGCCACTGAGACTGTGGGACTACCGCTTGAAGTTGTGAAAGGATTGGTTAAACTTGCCGTAGCACGAATTGGCGTTATGTCATAAATTGTATCGTTAAAAACTAAATGAATCTTCTTTTCTGTACCTATAGCTAAAAGTTGATCTCCATTTAAATTACTCCAAGCCTGTAATTGACTGGGTATACCAGTAGCAGACCAGTTTGCTTCTTTTAGCCACCCTCCAATCGGTTCGGGCAACCCTTGTTGAAACCTAACTTTATCACTATCAATCCATTTACCGTCTATAGCGTAATCAGAACGATCTTTAAATACACCTCCTGGAATTTTTAATTTTTGAAGCGGCATATTTTTAACCTACGCTAGAAAAAGTTTCTGTTCAGTCGCTCGTCTTAAAACCAAGCCTTTTAAGATTTTTCCACCAGCCCTACGCCATTTGGGAAATTCATTGGCAGCGCCTTCATAATCTCCCCGATTTAATTTAGCCCTAAGAGTACTTGACTGTAAATTTCCACTCCCCAAATTATAAACAAAGGAGCATAACGCGCTGAATTCATTTTCATTCAACTTAACTTTAATTAAATTTTTGACCGAGCTTTCTGCTGACTGGACATCTTTTTTGAGGAGTTCTTCCCCTTCTTCTTTCGTAATGGCGGCTGTTGTGAGCTTGATTCTCTTTCTATTTTTACCTCTGGTGCTGCCGTATCCAATCGTAGGAATCCCCGCAGGACAGAGATAAGCCTTTGAATGAAAACCTTCAAACTGTTTAATAATTTTGAGACCAGTTTCATTGCAATTCATATATTTCTTTTATGTCTTCTGGGTTAAAGCCTAAATGGCCCATATGCTCAACAAATTTTTCAGCACTAATAGCATCATATTCAAATTTGTTGATTGTATTGGTTACTAACGAATCCCAAAAAATCCTACTGTCTACAACATTGTTTCTTGACATTTATTTTTTACCCCTTGCTATTGCTCTTCCACCGAACCAGAAACTGATGACGGCGGCGAATAGTGCTTTTGTATCTTCGTCCCAGATAAGTCCGGCCGCATCCAATCCAGATACCCCTTGGGCAGTGAGACTAAGATAGGCGGCGACCTCAACGAAAACGAACAGGAGGAAAAAAGAATAAGTAATGACAGGGCGAACGCTACCTCGAAGCCCGTCGATCCAGGGAACTCCCACCGGCTGCATAGATTTTTGAAGCGCCTCAACCTCTCTAATATCTGCTTCAACATTGATTGCCTCCAATTTCTGCGAAGCTGCTTCTTTCTGCTGACGTACTTGTACTTCCATGACCGCGAGTTCATGTTTCTTATCTTGCTTATCTTGAAAAAAGTCCATGACTTTAGGTAGAAAAGAAGTACCAAAACCAAGAAGTGATCCGACTAAACTAAGCATCCTTATTTCCTTACCATAGTCCTAACCGTCCTGAATGAATAATTGTATATATGATAAAAGTTATAGCCAATAGGGCAACAACACTTCTTCTTTCTGACTGCCACATCATACACCCTCCGGTGGTTTAGCAGTAGCCCAACTCGTACCATATCCTAAGATACACGAGACTAATTCAGGGTTTGTTATGACAAGTGTCCAAGTTCCACGTTCTGATTTAAAAAGGTTGGCGATGTATTTGCCTTGGCCTGTGGCGAGTACACCCGCTGCCACTTGTGTCTCACGATACTGGTCAAATAAAACTCGCGACATTACAGGATAGGGAAAACATTGCATATTTGCTGGCATCAGCAAAGGAGCATCACCGTCCTTATTGACAGCCTCCTCCTTTGTTTCTACCGTCGTGCAACCCAAAACAAGAAGAAGAGATATAGCAGCAACCCACTTCATTAATCGACCTTTGGATGTTTATCATTGTGCATACGACGAACGGCTGTCACTTCACGTTCCAAGGACTTCAGCCTTTCTTCAATAGCACCATCACGTTCAGATGACTTTTTCAACGCGTCTGGCGATAGTATCATCGTAATTGTTTTAAGCTGATTACGCTGTACCGCCTCTCCAGCTTCCACGGTATCCATACGGAGTTCAATCGACTGTAACGCCTTACTGATTTTAGTAATGGTTCTTTGGGCCTGGGCCAGTTGGCTCTTGATCATAGCCCAACCGCTGGCTAAACCGACTAAGACGGTGCCAAAAGTTAGCAATTCTCTGGCACCTAGCTCCATGATCAACCCCTGTAAACCATCCCCAGTAGAAGAATGATTGTAGTAGCGGCTGTGCTAATAACAATCGTCTCGAGGCGTTTAATCCTACTGATGGTGGTTTGAAACTGGGACTCGATTTGCGTGTATCGGAGAGCGCACACTTCCTCATGTGTGTTGAGTTCTGCTGCATTTTTTTGCAACGCCTTATCGACAAGGTCAATACGTTGAAGCATATCGATGTTTGGAGTGTGTGTCGGCATCACCTAGCTCTTGCTTGTGATGAACCGGAGCCGCCGAATGGATTCTCTGCGAAGGCAGCATATATCATCGTTTTGCCGCTTTCGTTTGTACTCGTACTTACGGTACGGATCTTAAAACCGTTTGATAAAAGGTCTATATCCGCATTGTTATAGCCTTCTGCGTTAGTTATATCCGCATTCAAATCACGAGTGTTAGGGTTATAAGTCCTTCGTTTGTTGTCATAAATATGCCAAGTCCCTCCAGCAGCATCCGACTCCTTAATCATTACCCATGTTGGCGCAAATCCAAGAAAGACAACTGGCCCGTCATTAGCCTGATTTCCAATATAGCTTCCGAAACTGGAATATCCTTCTACACCTGCCCAACAATAGGCAACAAAGGCATCGCCACTGCCATTTACATCATTATGACTGCCGAGACTAAAAACAGTAGAGGTAGGCGCTGTGTCATTCCACACCGTGGCATCATCGACTAGGGCTCCATTTGTATCTAGCACAAGATAATCAGTCTGTGGATCTGATGACCCAGCTGAATGATAGACCTTCCATGATCGGGCCGCATCCCGACACTTAACCAAGATCATATCAGGAGCTGCGCTTAATCCGTGGCCAACTGTAGCATTTGATCCTGTGCCAGTATAAGTTCCTATACTGAAACCAGCCGTGGCATTTGCATTAACTGTAGCAGTTATTGTTCCATTTGAGTTACTTGAACCACCATACGTACCACCAACCCAGCACCAACCAACATAATTATTAGAAGCGTGGTTTGTTCTCAACGCATTATTCATCTTCATATGATCAGATGATGGCGCATCAATCTCACCACTAACACTTTCAACTAAAGAACTGTTAGTGTAAATAATAGCGTGAGTCTCTCCACCGCCACCACCTATGCGGAGGTCGTCAGCTATATCATGATCTGCGGCATTTGTTCTATTCTTAACCCATTGCATAAATCCAGTAGAGGTTAGATCCACCGGCAATGTGTCACCAACTTCAACGTCATTACCACCATCACCAGCCCATGTTTGAATCTGAAAATGGAGTCTTGGATCAAGGATAGCTGGGGCTGGTAAGTGGGCTGTACAAACCGGATTAAACCCGGAAGGAATTGTTCCTTCAAAATCTGTGGGATCAGTTCTAAGAGTGACAACGTGCCGATTGCTGCCACCTCCCGCAACTACAAACAACGAAACGAGATCACAGGTATTTACGGCCGAAAATGCTGGGTTGGATCCTGCTGCGGGGTCGCCGCTGTTTGCCCATGTGTCATTAACGCCGAACCACACTTTGCTGCTTTTAACTGCGATTTGATAATAGTCACTAATAGAAAGCGCACTGACAGCCGTCGGGGAAGCTTCCGAGCCAGATGCATCATTCATGGTGCCTCCAGAGGCTAGCGCCCAGTATATATTGGTTCCCGTCCCAGGGCTGCCTTCTCCATTCTGATAGTCAGCACTTGCAACATCCACAATTCCAAAACTCGAACCGTTTGATCCCATTACATTACTGTCAATATGAAGTTCTGCATAGAAACCATCAGAACTAGTTGGATCCCAAGCGATGTTTGTGCCAAATGCTTCATCTCCTTGATCTCCCTGGTTTGTTAAATTTCCGTTCCGCAGTTCACAATCAGTAGGTGTAATTGGCAGCATAACGGCGTAATTGCCAATATCATTATCAGCATCATCCGTGGGCGAATCTTTTCTTTTGTCGTTGGCAGCTAGGCCACTCTCTGTCCAATCAGTACCACCAAAAGCATCGTTACCAAGATTGGAACTATCCTCAAAATTAAATAAGAAGCCGTTGGTTCCTGGCGTTAGTTTGCTTATGTCTTTAGGCATCCAATTGCCATAGTCATCGTCCGCTCCAAAATCAGTAATAGCATGATCGCCGTTCTGGATAGATACTCCATTAAGTCCAAACATCTGTGCTGAATAATAGTCAGCATATTGAGCACCCCCTACAGTCCGGCCGATATACTGGGCCTGGGTACTGAAGAAATCACTATCGCCATTCTGTGTAGGAGCATTATCTGTGCCAAAATTTGTAATCTCAGTACCATTAACGAACAGTCGCATCCGGTCACCGGCTGTACCATCAGCACTCTCAAAAGAAGCTACGATTTGCATCCAGGCCGTAGGATCACGAAATACTTGAGTTGTTGTAAGTCGGCCGTTACCAGTGCCATCTTGCCAATCAATTTTATCGGCGTTGTCAAATCTGATACTGCTGGAATCATCAGGGCCTGAAGACATAATCATCCTAGAGAGGCCGAAGTTACACAGCTTAAACCAACCCCCGATAATAAATCGGTCAAGATTCCCCGCTGAGCCAGGTGTAATTGTCATATGTGCAGAATCGTCATCGTTAAACCGACAACTCTGCTCAATCGTATAAGCGCTAGGCTCACCAAACCCATCGGTAGATAATCCTATAGAAGACGGAATAATAAGCATTAAGCGTCATTCCCTGCGTCAGTAGTTACATCAAGTTTTACACCATGCAGCCTAGCATCTACTGCCATAGTATCATTACTATCTGAAACATCCCTAAATACCCTAAAGATAACTAAATCTTCAGCAGCAGGAGAACCGGCAACCGTTACAGCAGAAGTTGCAGCAGAAACAAAAACATCATCAGTAGTACCTCCGGTATCATCTACAACTATGGCAGTTCCCCAGCTTGCATCCAAGGCATCACTATCCCCGTATGCAATACCTTGTATTGCCCACGAAACACCGAAATTGGTAGATGTAGAAGCGTGTGACCAATAAAACTTAGCTGTTATCGTACCTTCATTCCAAGACTTTGGCATAGGTACCTGAAATTGCACATATTCATCTGTACTAGTATCAAAATCCCAGGTTTTTAACATCACTTTATTAGTGCTGGTTTCCGTTGCTCCTGCAGCAGCTCCGTTTGTTGATGCTGTATACATCCCCGAAGCAGGAATAGGAATAGAATGAACACCCGCTAAAGCAACAGCAGTAGAACCAGATTTAACTTTTCCCGTTCCTTTTGGTATAAGCTCAACATCAATGTTGCTGTCACCACCAGTTGCTTCTAACTGTGGACCGCTGCCTGAAGCAGCATTTGAAACGGTAAATTCATTAACAGCAGAGGCTACTGTCGTATAAATAGTAAGTTCATTACCATTGGTATCTAGGAGTGTAGTTCCATCATTGGTAATGCCTAGTGAATGAGCTTCTACATTAGTACCATCACAAAAAACTAATTGCACACCACCTTGAGGGATAATGACACCAGTTCCACCAGAGGTTTTAGCAGTTAGAGTGTATGCGCCAGCATTCGTATTCCAAAAAAGATAGGTTTTGGTTCTACCTGGAACAATAACAGACCGATTACCTGTAAGCGTTCCACTAGTTTTAATAATGGCCACATGCGATTCACTGGTGTTGGAACCATCATTATGTTCGGTATATTGAGTATCGTCTAGTGTATAGTCAGAACCCGTTACTGCAATATTTGACATTCCAGCAATGGCCTCTTCAATACGAGACATTGCCGTATTGGCTTTTGTTCCCCATGTCGTGGCGTTTTCGCCCGTGGTTTGTTTTTCAAACTTTAGGAGATCTGATGCTGTTGAGGCCATGATCTAACTCCTTACGCTAGTCGAATCAAAGCGTTACTAGAATCAGCCGCAGGGAAAGTTACGGTAAATGTCCCATTCGTTACGGTGTAATCGCCGCCAAAAGCAAGAACACAGACCGCTTTATTGCTGGCAGAAGTATTATAAATTAACGCTCCGTTTGCAGTAAAACTAGCACTGGTCCAACTTGGATCAGCGAAATCTACATACACCGTCGTTCCAGTGGTTGCTATCGCACCACCCGATAAAGCCACACCACCAGCTGAATAAGCAGAGCCTGAAGTATTCGAAATTTCATTAGAAGACGAATACGCGGTTGTGGCTGCACTTAAAGTCACACTGCTGGTGAAAAGTGCGATTTTAAATGTGTCCGTATTCATATCGTGCTCTTTATTCAAAAGCTCCGCTTTGAATGACGTACACAACGCTTGAGTAATTGCCATGAGATTACACTCCTATTGAATCTCTTGATAGTTGCCTTGTACTTCTGTACTTAATTTTTGAGCTTCTGCTTCATAGTCTCCACGCAATTCCGTTCTCATTTGTGGATCACGATTTAGAAATATACCAGATTCATACAGAGCAGCCTTAAACAATATATTCGGGTGATTTACACTCAAATATGTTGATGTGTTACTAGCACTTAATCTCGTCGGTATTCTAGTATATTTTAACGTGTATGAAAAATTTGTATTTGGGATTGGTCCAACCAAAAAAGTTGTCCCACTGGTTGTGGCAGTCTGTAGTGCATAAAACTTAGGAGTCCCTGTATTTGTAGAAATCCAATAATCTTCTATATATTCATCAGTTCGTTGTTCCAAGAATGTCTTTACATTACTAATTGTCATATATAAATAGCGAATAGCTCTGATATCAGTAGCTGTAGTTGTAAATGAATTGTTGCCACTAGTCATCGTTCCTGTTTCTGATGTCCTGAAATTTAAAAGGCCAGGAATACTATGAAATACTCTATCTTCCCCACGCGCAATGATATCAGGGATTGCTGCAGAAAATTCAGAAGAATCATCTTCATTCCAATCTTGTAAAAGAGCTAACACTTCAGCATAAGTGCTCATTTAATGCCCCCAAGTCTGATAGCCCCATTCATCCTGACCCCAACCATCCCGATCAATGGATTCACTACCCAAGGCCGTAGTAATTTCAAAGCCGGTTTCAATAGCAGCGGCTTGCGGGGTTTCATTACCAAGGGCAAATGTAGTTTGAACACCTGTTGCAGAAAGTATCGTATCTGATCTAAGTGACTCACTGCCCAGCGAAGTGGTAATCGCAAAGCCTGTTTCAACAACCGTACTGGAAACAATAAGTGACTCACTACCCAGCGAAGTGGTGATCGCAAAGCCGGTTGAGGTAACAATAACTCCCGTAAAGATACTGATTGTGCCAAGGGCTGAAGTAATCTCAAGGCCACTCGGTGTTGCGGCCAAAACAACTGTCTCAGTGCCAAGGGCTGAAGTAATCTCAAGGCCCGTTTCTGTAAGAATTGTGTCAGCCCTAACCAGTTTAGAACCGTCTGTTCCCAAAAGTGATGCGATAGTAACCCCATTGAGAATAACAGCCCTTGCATCTTCTCTTTCATTAGCCCCTGCTCGACTGAAACGTAACGCTTCGCCATCAAACGCGGTAACTGGAGATAATGAAGGATGTTTAATATCCCAGCACTCGGGGCAAGATCTAACCCCATTCCATTCTGGCCTAAGTTCCAAATATGGGTAGGACAAGCCGCACTTGTCACATATCGCTTGAGCATAAACACCTGTTGCATATCGAGCCATATTTTTTCACAACTATGTCGGAATAATCCGTAATGCTGCTTTTTCACCCTCTTCATCAGAAGCAAAGCCAAAAGAAGTTTCTGCTTGGCTTACTAACATTCCAATTCTAGTTTCAGGGACACCAGGAAGTTTCAAACTAAGTTTTGCCGCTAACCCTGAACACATGGCTTCTGTCCAACGGTAAGGAATATCAGCATCTTCAAACCCAGCCGTAATGTCTTCTATCTGTGCTAAAGACCAATAAATAATCGTATCCGTAGAATTTTCTGGAACAGGCCAAAGATAAATTTGAGGAGTATACTGTCTATCAAAAAAGTATTGATTAGGTTTTCCTTCAGTTGTTTTAGTAGCCTGAGCATGATAATCAGTCATAGACAACCGCGTTAAAATCGTATCATTATTATCCCTGCGTAACACAGCCGTAAGAATATCTATGGTTCCAACAGGAAGAGTATATGTGCGAGTAGATTCTGTTAAAGTAAGTGTAGCCTCTGTGGTTGTCCAATAATTAATCCCACGAACAGCCCACTCACTAAATAGAAGATTTAAACTACGTCTAGCCGATACAGCAACCTTACGATCAATTAAAGAAGGATCTAACCCACAGCGTTCACAGGCTTCGGTTACTATTTCTTCTACCTCTGGCCTATATGTAACTGTTCCAGAAGTCGCCATTATTAAGCCTTCTTAATCAGCTCAATGATTATGCTGTATGTATCCCCACTTGTATGATTTCTTGTAGTAAACAAAACATCTCCATTTACGCCGCCCCCGGCATTGTTTTGTAATCCACCGAAACTACGAAAATCCAAATGACCAGCGCCATTATTACCACCAACAGATAAAGCTAAAACATTCGTAGAAGCGTTCCACAGAATATCAACATTTATTCCGTCAATAGACCACCAAATTTGACTTATTTTGAGATCAGTTGAAGTGGCTGCACCGCCAGGACCGCCCATGCTAGATAATGCACTAGCGTCTACTTTTGTAACAGCCGATTCACCAGTGCCATCAGAAACATTGGTAAACGCCATTACAGTCGTTCTAGGTCCATCCACTAATGTTTGAGAAGTAACTGCGTCTGCCATGAAACTACTCCTTTAGGGAGAGGAGGAAAATTAATTTCCCCCGCCCTATGAAAAAGGTTATGGATTTAGATCAAGATTCTTTTGCCCAAACCCCTTGAACATCTGTAACTTGCCATGCAGTTACATCACCATTCATAGCTTGAATTTTAATGTAGTCCCCTTTCTTGGCGGTAGCTTTGGTATTTATTACATCCTTATCGTCAGTAGAAGAACCTTTGTAAGTAATACCGTCACTACTATTAGGACTAATGGTTAGCGTATTTTGAAAATCTTCTGCCGTGTTCACAAAAGTAAAAACATTGCCAACCGCAATGCCAGGAAGTGTGAAAACTACGCCATCAGTTTTGCTGGTAAAGGTTTTACCGGAGTCATCAGAAATAACTACGGTGTAGCTAGATTCCTTGGCTGCAATGTTGCCGCCAGATTTTGAAGAACCTACTAGAACAGGACCGGAAAAGTGAGTTGCCATAACATTTTACTCCATCAAATACAGGTGATAAAAAGGTGCAACCTTGCACAAATAAGAAATACACGCATTCTATGGTTAAGGCAAGAAGAACCCTCCAGCCAAGGGGTTTAGCTGGAGGGGTCCATCCGGCGCTTAATGGGAGGGAATTATGCGCCAGGAGTTCCGAAAATGCCTCTCCAATCAGTCCAACCGAAGCTGTACCGTTCAGAGGTTTTATATCGGATATTCCCGGTCTCAAAATCACCTTCCATTCCTCTGGTTAACGCACGACGCTGGAACATTTTCAAACCGTCTGGCACATCTGTCATGACAAACCAGGCGTCTGTGTCGTTGAGTCGATTATTAACCGTGTAGCCTTGCGGGAGGAAACCAGCAGAACGCACCGCGTTAATGTCGTTATCAGCCGTAGCTGTACGAAGCGTTGATGCTGTCAATCTTTCCGCAATAAAAGCCAGAGCAGTCGGGATAACAAGTTTTGTCCCCATAGCCGCAATCGGAATACCCCGATCATCGTCCATATTGGAGATATTAATCAACACTTGTTCCAAACTGGTTTCAGTCAGGTCAGCTGCGGTAGCCAAAATATTAGATTGATTACCGGCACCTGTCGGGTGAGTAGTTACACCAAGGTACTGACCATCGCCGCCAGTGCCAGATGTAAACATGTTGTTTAGGATAGTAGAAGCTTTGATCTCTTTCGTATGTACCATACTACGAGCCAAGGCTTTTACATATCGCTGACCAATTGAACCATATTGACCATCCTCTTCAGCTTCTTCCGTAATAGAAAAGGCCAAAGCAATAGTCTCATGGTTATACCGAGCCGTCCAGAGTTCAGCAGCCGTATCGTATGCGACCGCACTGCCTTCCGCTTTTACGGAAGCAGCTCCGAAACCTTCAAGCAGATTATCTTCCTCAAACGCTTTTGAAGAAGTATTCTGTGCAAAGATTTCTTTCCACTGTTCTGGATAGCGTGAATGCTCAAGACCAAAAAGAGTATTAAGTCCAGGCTCAAGCTGTTTAGCAAACAGTGCTCTATTCATGGCCATTGCTTAATTCTCCTTTACACGCCCGGAGTAGCGTCATCAGCGCCCGTTAGTTCATGCTCATAAGGCTGAACGATGAGATTTACGTTCGTGCCATAAGCATTGTCCGGGGCTTCAATTTTACCCAAGACACGGAACCCTGCTGTGCCAGTACCCGTAGAGCCATTAAGTTCATGTGCTGAAAGGCCCGTTGTAGTCGAACCCGTACCAGCAACATGATCACCAAGAGTACCAACATCAGCTGCTACAGTTGATCCAGCAGACTGTACTCCAAAGAGCATATGTGGATCATCGTAAACATAAGCAGTGATATTGGTAGCCGTAGTACTCGCGGGCCAGTATTTTCCGTACTTCACTGACCCGTCTGAGGCCGTGTATTGTACTCCATCGAAAATGCCAATGTGTCTATCACCAGCAGCCGCTAGTTCAAGACCACCACCCGCTACGAGTTTAACAACATCACCGTGAAAGATGTTCGTACCGTAGGTTGAGGCAATGGTATAAGGACTAGTTCGTGCCATTGATCCACCGGCAAGATGACGGAGCGGCCAAAAGCCCCGAGGGGCATCTACATTTGCCATGTTTTTACTCCTTAATCATCAGCAATTTTTTGACCACGTGAAACGCTACTATGAAGGCTGCGATCAATGCCTGGACCTCCAGCACGTTCCACTTTGTTAAGATTCGATTCTACGAATTGATTCATATCCGCATTTTTACGAGCAAAATATGCAGTTCTTGCCGCAACTTTTCCTTCTGACATTTCGCACAGAATCATGCCTTCAACGCCAATTAATCCTTCCCATTGCCCGTGGGTAATGGTAGGTATTGGAAAGTCTTTGGGAACTGAATCAGCTGGACGAGGAGTCCAACCTTCGCGAAACCGTTTCATAGTGTGATGTGGTATTTCTTGCCCTAGGATCTGGGTAGATATCCATCTTTGCCGCATTCCATCCCTTGCAGGGGGAGCTTCCAACAAAGCCGGAGGTGACCACGTTTCGTCGCGAGATATGTCTTCTCGATCTGGATGATTTTTTTCAGCGGTGCGAGTAGTTCGAGCAATTGCCATTATGATAACTCCTGAATTTCTTTAGCGTAGGCTTTAAGTTGAGCTTCCGTTGTAAGACCTAATTCACGAGCCATGTTCAATTGATCTTTCGTTAACTGAATACGACCATCCTTTGAGCGGTTTCCAGAACGCTTTTTTCCTCCTGATGGAGAAGTAGGCGGTTTGGCTTTTTTGCTCACATGTTCCTTGTATAGCTCAGGGAATTTCTCTTGTAAACGATTATCTAACTCAGTGTAGTATTCAGAAGAATTCTTATCAAAGCCTTCTTGATCTAATTGGACGTCTATGGCCCTAGCATAGGCTGTTTCAGCAGAGTGTTCTGGAGCATTAAACCAAGGAGTTCTGCTCCACCAAGCATATGCCGCTTGTGGCACGTCAGGCTGTTGTTGTTGTGGACTTTCTTGCCGAACCTGCTGTTCTTGAATTCGTTGGTTTTCTGCTATTCGAGCCGTAGCCCTCATATCAGACATTTGTTCCGTCAAAGCTATTTGTTTCGCCGTATCCCCTTCTTCGGCCGCTTCCATAAGATCCTTTTTTACCTGTTCATATTTATCTTGAAAAGTTTCGACAACAGCTTGCTCTTGACCAGTTTCGATATTACCTAACCGATCTTGAAGCTGTTGTATTTGCTGATCTTTTATTGCTTCACGACGTTCTGCCTCATGGCGCTGTGCGGTTAGCTGATCAATGCGTTTTTGAACCCTAGTGGAAACAGGATCATCTTCTGGTTCGGGTTTTTCCTCCGGTTCGGGTTTTTCCTTCTCTTCTTCTGAGTCAATGATATCTATCAATTCTGATAAATCCGGCTCTTCCTCCGCTAAATCTTTAGCAAGAGCATCTTCTTCATCAGGTTCCCATGTTTCTTTTTCTTCTGCCATGATACTTCCTTTCTACGCGATTACGTCGCGATACGTTATTCAGGCGTAAACTTTTATTACAGTTGGATCTTGAACAACAGCAATAATTTCATCATCATTGATAAAACGGTATTCCTTATCCTGTATATCCATTCTAAATTGAGTGAATTTAGGAACAATAATCCAATCGCCAACTTTTGCCCAAGCGCCAGAAGACCAGGGCTTGCCAGTTTCACGATCTTTCCAAGCCATCGGTCCAACTGCTACCAACTTGGCGCAAATGCTCAGATAGTTTTCTGCTTCTATAGCCTGATCAGGCAAAAGAATACCACCGTCTGTTTTTTCTTTTGGTTTGGGCTTTTCAATCAAAAGTTTCCAACCTTGCGGCTGCGGTAATACTCCATTCATTTTGGTCATGCTTGGTCCTCCTCATTTAAAGTACGAACAGTTTCATCAATAGAGGTGATTGCCATTTCAATTCCCGATATAGTCCCCACTTTACGAGAATACTCAATGAAATCACCACAACCACCAGAACCCATGTGTTGTTCTATGAGTTCTTGTTCTTTACGCAAGTTTTCTTGTAGCTTGCGTAAAAATTCCCCTATAACCATACTTCTCTCACTTCTGTTGGTTGGTTTCTCTACTTCTGGTTAGCTATATCTTTCATAAAACCCGTCAATTTTTTATTAAGGGCTTTATTTTTTTCTGCAATTCTCAACAAGGCGTCTACAGCAGCTTTTTCTTTTGGGGGAAGAATAGTAAGATAATCTAAGGATTTAGCTAAACTCGGCTTGCCTATACCCTTCTGAGCTCCAGCTGTCAGAGCAAGATATAACCGACCTACTGCATCTTGCTTTTTTCGCTGACTCATTCCACCAAATATTTTTGGGAATTCCTTATTAGCAGCTTTCAAAAGCTGACTTGATAAATCTTCTGCTTGCCCACCGAGGGGTCCTCTGGCTCTAGGAGGAACAACATCTAATGCTGATTTTAACGCACGACTAGTTGGAGAATCATACCATTCACGACCAGTGCCTAAAGGAGGAGCTTTCGGTTGGGTAAGAAGATCTATCGGTGCTTGGTATTCCCCAGCCATTTTCCTAATGTGAGTGGCGAGCTCTGCTTCAGTCGGTGCTCTATTAAACTTTGATTCAAAGTTACTGATCAATTTTGGCAACCATGTCCCGGTTCCTGCTCGTCCTGGAGTTTCAGCAACTCCATATAAAACCCCAGAAGGTCTAGCTTGCATGTGTAAAACATCACCGGCAAGTTTATCAGTCTCCTTCAATACTGCTCCAGATGGAAGAGTTCCTCCAGGATGAGTATGAATATTTGTTCCATACTGCGACAATTTTTCTATATCACCAGCTTCAGCGGCGGCTTTTCTCCATTCACTAAATATTTCACCCTTTTTAATGTCGCGTCTAGGAACCGTCAGTTCGTTAGGTCGAACACCCCAACGATAATGAGGGCCTGGATTTGTTGGATAGGTTAAAGCACTAAATTCTTGTTCAGGAAAAGAAAACCGATTTACCCCTGCTTGCCCTTTAATTGATAATCCTTCTGGGGCCGCAAGACCCTTACCATATAAAGATTGAAATATACTCTGCAGCATCTTGGCGTCAAGTGTTATGCCTTTCTGTGCAGCCCACCTTTGAATCGCTGCGCCCAAATGCTTAGGAATGTGTGGAAGTGCCGTATATCCAACTTTCCGACGCGTTACTCCCCAAGGGTCTTGATTACCGGAAGGAACAGGTAAAGGTCTAACGGCTGGATCAACACGCAACCCTGATTGTTGTTGCATTAAAGCTCGGATGGCACGTTGTACCTCATCTGATAAACCGGGTTCTGGACCTCTACCTCCTCCTAATATATTTTCTAAAGAAATATCGGGTTCCAATTCATAACTTGGGGAGTTGAGAATAAATCCTAGCCCCCGCCCGCGTCTCTCTATAGAATGTGGCATTAGACTTGGCCCCCGGTTTGCTCAGAAGCGATCAAGGTTAATGTTTCCTTGAACCCTTTATCTAACATTTTGGCTGCTTTTGCAAATTTTCTTGGAGAAAGGTCCTTTGGCATGATTTTTCTCCTAGTTAACCAGCTCTTTGCTGCGCGTATTTCAGCGGCGGTAAGTTGGTTACTTTTTGGCACGAACAGCCTTTGCAAGTGCTTTAATCAATTGTTCCATTTGTTCCTCAGTTTTAATAACACTATATGGCCCATCAAATCCACGTTCTAGCGGAGATAGTGCCTTATGGTCTATACCTTGCCGCAATGCACGAAGCAAATCATCGTTATGTTCTTTGGTCAATGGGCCACGATTTACAAGAGTGCTTAAATTTTCTTTTTGCTGTGCGGTTGCCCCCATCTTATTTGCTTCGCGTAAGGCTTCATCCTGCAATTTAAGTGCTAATTTTTCTTGTTCTGTTTTTGGCTTAATACCAAATGGATTACGAGAGCCAGGAGGCCGAAGTGTTACCGGTAATCGTGGTCCTGTTAGTTGCTTCATTAAGTTCCAAATTTTATCAACAGGTGCTGATTTTGCTTCTGGCGCTATAGCACCTAATGCTCCTCCTCCGAGTAATGCTGTTAAAGGATGTTTTAGTCCTTGCCAAGCAGCAGACATACCTTCACCTAAAAGTGAGTTACTAATGCTTGGAAGAAATTGAAGTCCTCCTTTAGCAATTTGGGTACCAATCAGACTCGCTGGACCAAGTGTTGCGGCTAACGCTGCACCTGTTGGATTACCTCTGCTTAATTCTTCAGCTCCAGTTAACTGCGACAAGCCTTTCGTTATCATTGAAGCTAAAGCGCCTCCTTGTGATAAAGGACTTAACGGGTCAGCTTGCCGGTTTCCATAAATAGCCTGTCGTTGACGTTCTTTAACGCCAGCCCAATAGTCCTCAAAAAAACCAGGACCAGAACTCTCTTTCCTAGGAAAATGCGTATGGCGTCTAGCTTCGTATGGCGTCATCTTGAATTTCTGCCTTGGCTTCATTAATAGCAATCTGTGAAGCCGCCTTTTCACGTTCTACATCTATTAGCGCATCAGCACGTTCACGGGCGAGTTGTATATCAGCCTCTGTTTTAAGAATTAACTGCTGAATTTCAGCATCAAGTTCTTTTTCATCCAGTTCCTGCTGGTTTTCGTTACGCAGCTTGTTTTCTTCTATACGGGCCTGAACACGAATACGTTCAATTTCCATATCCATCTGCGTTTGCGCCATTTTAATCTGCATGTCGAGTTGCGCTTTACGAGTTTTAGCTTCAATATCTGCTTGCGCTTTAGCCTGTGTAGACATGGCCTCGATTTGGATCATCATTTGCGCTTGTTGCATTGGATCAGGCTGATTTTGCTGCTCGCCAACCGGAGGTGGTGGTGGGCCGATCATGGGTTGTGGATTCTGATTAATAATAGTAGCTGCCGCCTGACTAATTTCTGTATCTAGTTCAACGGGCGTTGGCGGCACATCATCATCTTTTCTACCCAGCGGTGGCATAGACGCAGCCATTTGTGCCTGAAGCATGGTTCTATAATAATAAGCCTGATGTTCTGCTCGGTGGCTCACATACGGCATAAAGAACTGTTGTTGTTGCTCAGGAGGAATGCGCTTAAACCAATCATCTAATACGGTCATATGCGCCATGTGGTCCTGGTCTTCATATGCTCTAACGGGCCTTCCCATCATCATAAAGGAATTTTCCGTTACAGCATCTCGGCGATCACCGCTATCCGGATCTTTAAGTATTTCGTCATAGTTGGGCATCCGAATAGCTTCATACATTCTCTTCAGTGTTTTATATTGGTCATGGAATTGCGGAAACTGCGTAGCCATTTGCATCATGGCCTGAGCCTGAGCAATACGCTGCGTTGAACTGAAGGTGTTAGGATCGGAAACGGGAATTATATCAATACGTTCGTCAAAATCAGCCCTAAGAATAACTTCTTGGGTTTTTGTACGATACGGATATCGGTCCGGTAGATAAATGCCATTCAATTTAGCTATCAGCTTGAATTCTTTACGCTGACTACTATGCAACCGCTTATGAACAGCTGAAAATACTCGGCTGTTTTCCTCCAACAGCGCCATCGTTGTTCCAACAGGCGTGTTTTGGTTTGCATCGGCAAGATTTGTTTCTACGGTGTTTGCGAACTGCTTGCCCGTTTGAACAACAAACTGAAGAAGAGCCATCATAGTCTGACTAGGCTCTTTAAACGGCAAAGGCATAATCGCCTTTTTAACGTCATCTACGGCTGCGTCTATATCTGTAAATTCACCAGGGGCAATCTCCATATCGCCGCCCTTAACGCGACCCCTTAATTTGAATCCTCCCTGCATATTGGCAAAAGCAGCGGCATCCAGTAGAGCTCGCAATGCTCCGGTGGCGGCTTTACCCAATCCACCAATAATGTGATACAGGCCGTAACCGTATGGACCCAGCCCCGGCAGGAATTTGTAAGAAACAAACCAAACATTCTTTTTAAACTTAGTATCGCCTTCGTCCCAGTTACGACGAATAGCAACAACTTTTTCAGATTCCTTGTGAATCGTAATAACTACGGGTTTTTCCGGTTCATCTTTTTTAGATAAAACATCAGAAAACGTATGAACCTCTAATAATTCTACAGGCGCATCGTTATCAGCATAAACGGCATCTATACCGTCAATTTCCTGTACGGTTGTTTCTCCTGTAGATTCATCCCGAGTTGGAACAGGTAAATAAAAGCCATTTGCTACATATTGATTATATTCATGGCGAGGAACTCGCAGAACATGGGTATACCGTGAAGCTGATTCTAAATCCGTAGCTCCTGCATCAATAACAAAATCTTCAGCTTGCACAAACCGACTGGTAATTCGCCTAAGATTAATATCAAACCAGCTTTTCTTATATGTTTGACCAACCAGCGGGAGATGGAACAACATCTGATCAAGATCAGGAAAATATTCCGGCATTTCCTCCGTTAGCTGGTAGTTCATATAGGTAGAAACACGCTCAGCCTGTTTTTGTGTTTCTTCTGTTGGTTCGCCTAAAATTGTAGTGCCGACTGGGCCTCTGGGCGGGAATAATTCAGTAATAGCCTTGGCCTGAAACTGGGTAGCAGCCTCAGCAATCATTGGATGAACAACATTGGTCAAACGGCGGCTTTCTCTTGCCCCGCCTTGCGGATCAATTTGCCGTTCATCTGGTTTAAGGGTTTCTAGGCCATGGGTATAAACTCTAAGCCAGTCCTCACGAGCGTTAACATCATCAGAATAGTCGTCTAAAATAGACGAGGCCAGCCTGTTTTGATCTTCAAGTTCTAATGTTTCCGCTAAGTTAGCGTCCCATTCCCGTAAATCAAGTTCTTCTATTGTGTCTGGTTCGGGGGTACCTATTAAAAAGCTACCGTCAGGCATTTCCTCCAACGGCACATTGCTGAGTGTATCTTCAATAAGCTGAAACGGTGGTGCATATTCAGCCATAAATAGCTCCAGGTAGATTTACTACGTTTGATTCATTAAATGGGTCATCACGGAAGGCTGTTTCTGGTTCCCACTCATCATCTTCTGGCGGCTGAGCATACCACATTGCGCGTAGACGAATTAAGGCTTGGGTTACAGTATCTACTATGTCGGCGCCATCCCCTGATGGGAAAACGGCGCAGTGCCTTATTACCTCTTTTGCCCAACGTCGGTCAGGATACCACACTAATCCAGATTCTAGCAAGGCGCTCGCCGCATGGGCGCGGGCCACTTTATCCCGATCTGGGGAATACGGTATGGTGGGTATCCCCATCTGACGTAAATCCTGAATTAATGACTGCCCGCTGGCCTTCTTTTCTATGAGGACCGCGTCTGGCGAAAATTCTTCATACAGTTCTTTTGCTGCCCTTCTCAGATTGGGGAATGAGCACCTGTCCCGCCAACGGTGAAGCAGCATGATGTTATAGCGGCTTCCGTAACTGAATACTCCCCATGTTGTACAGGCTGAATAACTGGCGGTATCTTTTTCACTAAAGGCCGTATCCCAAGACTGGAGAACATATATCAATTGCGGGTTGGCATCTCTTTCCCATAAGCGCCACCATTTTTCACGGAGGATGCCGCCGCCTTTCGGAGCGGGCCGTTGCTGAAGTTGCCCTGCCGTTGCATATTCGCCCAGGCTGCTACTTAAATTCGAAATGGCTTTTTCATTAAAGCGACTGGGCCACAACAGTTCGTCTTCCTCAGAGCGGGGGTCTTCTGGAATACTGCAATCCGGCAAAATTGAAAAATATATGTGCGGGTGATTGGTCTCATATTTTGCTGGCACACATAAATGAGTCCATTCTTCCGGTTCTGTCTGAAATTTGTCTGCTACGGCTTCGGCCTGTTTTCGTAGAATATGGCCCGTTAAATCACGTTCATGCACACGCTGCATAATGATAACGAAAGCACCCGTTTTGGGATCATTCAATCGCGAGGGTACCGCCGTGTCCCACCATTCTAAAACATCCTGCCTAACCAATTCACTTTCGGCCTGTTTAACATTGTGCGGGTCGTCTATTACTATAATGTCGCCGCCTTCACCCGTTAAGCCGCCACCGACGGATGTAGCAATACGATGCCCGTTGCGGTTATTTTCAAAGCGTTGCTTTTGGTTCTGATCGCCGGTTAGCTGAAATATATCGTGCCAATTGTCCTGGTACCACTTTGAAGTCAACAATCGTCTGCACTTCACGCTGTCCCGTGTAGATAGGGACTGGGCATAACTAGCAAACAAGAACTGCTTGTTGGGCTGGTGTATCCATGTCCAGCAGGGAAATGCCACCGAACAGGTTAGTGACTTCATGTGGCGGGGCGGTATGTTGATTATCAGCCGTTGCAGCTCGCCTCTGCTTACCGCTTCCAAGTGCTCGCAAATTGCTTCAATGTGCCAGTTGTCATAATACCGGCGTCCAGGTTCTAGGGTGTCCCAGGCACCTTTAATAAACTCGTGCATGTAGCGGCTTTGTAACTCGCGCTCTACGGCTTGCGGCGTCAAACTGTGGGCAAGTTCCTGTAGGTCATTCATGCTGTACGTTTGGGCTTCCAGCCGGTCTTTCGCAACGTGCCATAAACATACGCTTTGGCTCGTTTGCCCTTCAGACCCTTTTTATGTGCTCGTCGCTTTAACTTCCGTTCAAGCGGCTTGGGCATTACTTCTTCTTGCTCTTTTTCTTTT